CTAAAGATGAACAGAGAATATATAAGGATCCTAAAGACAGAAATATTTACAAAGAAGTTAGAGTAATCACAGCTAACGATAGAAAAATAAACCCTAACATTCCCAAAAATGCAAAGTTTAAAGTGCAGGTTCCATCAGGAGAAAAAGGCACAAGCACTAAAATGGTTTACACTACTACAGAGTCTGCAGCTGAAAATGCAATTAAGAAAGCGGATAAACTTACTATAACTAAAAAATTAGAAAAGAAAAAACCCTTTGATAGAGCGGTAAAGGGTATTCATAGAATAGCGATGAATGATCCAACAGACATTAATAATGCAAGACAACTTGCAGGATTAATTTATGGAAGTATTTCTGATGATGCACTTAGAATGATAGCTCAAGATTTAATTAGATACCAAGAATTTTTATTAGGGTTTAGAGAAGTGCCAGGAATTATTTCCCCGCAAGGATTAATGTTAGATGAAATTTTATCAGAGTTTCCTCCACAAAATCAATGGGGAAAATTTGCTAGTGAAGAGTTAAGAAGATCTAGATTAAATATAAGAGATCAGTTATTAAAAACAAAAGGTAAAAAATTATCTACTTTACGAACAAATATATTAAAAGCAATTAATACTGATATATTTAATTTAGACGAAGTTGTGGGTGTGGCTGCAACATTTGAAAATGCACCCGGCTATACTGAGTTAACTCAAGTAATAAAGGAAAAAATAAATACTAGAAAAGGTTTAATTATAGACGGACCATTTAGTAAATTATTTCCAAAAGTATTGGAGGGCACAGCTAGTGCATCAGATATAGATGACTTTAACAAAGTATCCAAAGCTTTTCAAAAAAAATTTAAAGTAGATACTCCTATAATTGTAAGTGAACGTGGACAAAAATTAGATGCATCAAAATATATTAAAAATTTTGATGCGTTAAGCAAACCTGCTAAAAAAAATATAACAGACATAGCCACTCAAAAAGGAGTTGTAATACAAACAAAAGGAGTTCCATTAACGGAAGATCTTAAACCAGGCACGCCACTATACAAAAAACTTATGAAATTTTGTCCAAACGCAAAAGCAAATGGTGGAACAGTTGGAACGTGTTCAATAGACGAAGCTGTCACTGGTATGAAAAATGAAATTACTAAAGTAAGAACAGGTGCAGCAACTGCAGGTGAAGCGAGTAGACTTGGAAACAAACTTAAAAACGTTGGATCAAAAGGTTTCAGAACTTTAGTTAGAACAGGTGTAATCGGTGAAGTGTTTTTAGAGTCAGCGTTAGCTTTTGATAAAGTAATTAGTGAGGGAGAATCAACGATGCAAGCTTTGCGTAAATCTTATTTAACTGCACCACTTAGAGGACTTGGATTTATGAAAAGTTATGAGGAAGGTGTAAGAGAAGAACTTATAGGTGCAGCTACAGATAAAGATAAAGTCGAATATGTTTTAGATCAACAAGAATTAATTAATGATAAAAATGAAGCTGTAAAACAATTACAAAGATTAAAAGATCAGTATGAACAAGAAACTTTTGGTGCTGGTAATTTTAGTTATACACCTGACAATAAAGAATTTATACAGAAAAAAATAGATGAAAAACAAGCTGATATAAAAGACATGTACAGATCTGGACAATTAAGTAAAGCAGAACAATTAATAACTGGTTTTCAAAAACCAATGGATTTAAAAATTAAAGACAAAGCATACTATGATGCATTAATAGATGCCCAAGAAAAATTATCTGTAATTAATGCACCTAAGTTTGTTCCACCAGGGGCTCCAAGAACAGATCAAGAAGGAAATTTATTACCAAGTATTATTGAAGAAAGAAGATTAAAAAAGAGAATAGAAGAAGGAGATATGTTAACTCCAGAAAAAATAAATAAATATTTAGAAAATCAAAATTTGCCTGTTGATGAAACAGTCGATATTCTTGGTGGATATGATAAAATATTACAAGATGCAGGTTTTGGTGCAATAGCAGAAGCAGGCGGTGTCGCTAATTTAGCTGGTGGTGGTATTGCAAAACAAGCTGGTGATCCATCAGGAGCTATGCTAGAAAACATGAATCCTGATTCACAAGGGTTGTCAGGACTGTTTAAACGTGCTATGAAGATAAAGGAGTAATAAATGGCAGAAATAGATAAAGGACTCCCGAACACTAGAACAAAAGTTGAAGTGCCTTCTGAAGAAGAGGTGCAACAAGAACTTGAAATTCAGGAGCCAGAAGAATTAAAAGGACCAGTCGAAGTTGTACCCGAAGAAGATGGTGGTGCAACGATTGACTTTGAACCAGGTGCAATCAACATACCTGGAACAGAATCACATTTTGATAATTTAGCAGATATTTTACCGGACGATATTTTAGAACCAATAGGAAGTGAAATGGTTCAAAATTATATGGATTATAAATCTTCTAGAAAAGATTGGGAACGATCTTATACAGAGGGTTTAGATCTTTTAGGATTTAAATATGAAAATAGAACAGAGCCATTTCAAGGAGCTTCAGGTGCAACACACCCAGTGCTAGCAGAAGCAGTCACACAGTTTCAAGCTCAAGCATACAAAGAATTATTACCAGCAGACGGACCAGTAAGAACTCAAATTATGGGAGTTAAAACCCCACAAACAGAATTACAGGCACAACGAGTTAAAGACTACATGAACTATTTAATTATGGATGAAATGAAAGAGTATGAAGCAGAGTTTGATTCTATGTTATTTCATTTACCTCTCGCAGGATCTACATTTAAAAAAGTTTACTATGATGTACCTATGGGTCGAGTAGTTTCTAAATTTGTCCCAGCAGATGAATTAGTTGTTCCATACACAGCGACAAGTATTGATGATGCAGAATCTGTAATACATGTGATTAAAATATCTGAAAATGAATTAAGAAAACAACAAGTATCTGGTTTCTATAGAGATGTAGAATTAGGTCCTCCAAGTAATGTTGAAAAAAATGATTTAGAAAAAAAAGAACGTGAATTAGATGGCACAAAAAAATCTGGTAAGAATGAACCAGTTTACACTTTATTAGAGTGTCATGTTAATTTAGACTTAGAAGGTTTCGAAGAAGTTGGTGCCGATGGTTTACCAACAGGAATAAAATTGCCCTACATAGTAACTGTAGAAGAAGGCAGCCGATTAGTTCTCTCAATCAAGAGAAACTATGCGCCCAATGATCTAAAGAAAAATAAGATCCAATATTTTGTCCATTTTAAATTTCTGCCAGGACTAGGATTTTATGGCTTTGGA